CTTCTTTAGAGCCCTTAAAACCCATCTCCTTGAGGATGGAATAGGCACTGCGCCCCCTCTTATGCATCCCATAAATTTCCAGCTTCAAGGCTTGTCTAAGGGCAAGCAAACGAAAGTTTTCCACTGCTCCACCTACTAGCATAGTCATGCTGCCTCCCTCATTAAGAGCTCCAGAAAATTCTCTCCAATGTATGGAAGCTTCACCCAAAACTCTCCCTCTTTATACCCTGCAATGTCATGGGCATATATGCTCCCCATCTCTGTATATGTACCAAACACTGTTGCCATACGAATTGCACCACGCTTATTGTCTTCAATGATGGCTTCCCACCCATTGCGAAGAACCACTCTAGTGCCCTTCTTTAGTTTGTTTGTCTCTGCATATTTGCTCATGTCTGCTCCTTGTGGTTGATAGTTACAATTTTAATCATCTTCCTTCCATGTGCTGGATAGGCAATGCTCCTAGCTTGCTTGCTCCAACACTCCCTACACCCATTGCATTTGCCTTCCTGCTGGTAGGCGGGACAAACATATGCCATGTCGGGCTTTGTGTGTGGCTTGATGACAAGAGACACCCACTTTCCCTTTGGTGCTTCATCAATGTTGTCTCCACTATACCGGACAACAACATTGTCAAGGGCGTTCAACCTCTCTAACACCTCTTGAAACTTGACAAACTTATGCATCCTTGTAGGAATCCAATGCTTGCACCACGGGGTTGCTTTGCAAACATCATACACCTTCTCTGCAAGCTCTAGGGAATAAAGGTCTCCGCTGTCAAACCATCGGAAATGGCTCTCGTGCTTGAGCAAATCAATCATTGTGTGTGTCCAGCTCGTGAGCTTCCATTCCTCTTTGTTAACAGAACGAACACGCTTGACATTGGAAAACCTATAGTTGCCTGTCGTGGCATAACAGCCTTGACAAACCTCAACAAGCTGCCCATTAGCTCCAACAGAACCAGGGCAGGTTTCTATGGCTTGCAAGCTCCAGCTTTTACAGCCAAGCTTGGATGTGTTAGACAACATTTAAAGCCTCCATTAAGAGCCATGCTCCAAGGATTAACAGACAACATGTTACAAAAGCTTTGTCACTCATAAAAGCTCCATTGTGCTAGGCAAAATTGCCACGCAAGGGCACTATGACAATGCCCTTACATAGAAGTCTGCTTAAATTGCAATTGCTTGCTTCTCTTGTTTAACACGCAAACGCATGTGGTCTCGGTGTACCTTTACAACTTTGCTATGTCCCACTGTTACATAGCGGTCTGCACTAGGGCGAGCTTTGCGAATGGTAACAGACAAAAGCCCAATTCGAGCCACCTGTCCATTGTAATGCTTTCCCTCATGGTAAACGGTCAAAAACCTATTGCCATGCTGAGAAACAAAACGACGAGCGGCAAAAAACTCTTTCAAAAGATTAAACATATTATCTCCAGGTTTTAGATGCAAAAGCGCATCCGATAAGAGCCCACGAGCTTTGCTTGTGAGCCCCTATCGGGGCGTTCTTGTCATTCTTTCTCGCCTCGCCCGATGCTTGCCATTGCTTGCTGGATGAGGTCTGCCGCTTTGAGGTATCCGGCGTCGTACACTGCCTGCATCACCTTCTCAAGGGTATCAATCATTGCTGGCTGGCTGTCCACCTTCACCACCACCTCTTCCCCTTCCGTCTCCCCTTCACCTTCTGCCTTCTCTGCCTTGATGGGCTTCACCTTCCCTTCCTCGTCAATCTCTGCTGTGCCCTTCTCAAGCTTCCGCAGGTCTGCCGCGAGCTTCTGAACTGAACTATACGAGGGCATGATTGTTAGCAGGGTTTGGCGTGTTTCGCTTTTTGCTGCTGCGTCTGCTACTCGCTTGAATTCGCTTTTGCGGGTTTTTGCTGTTCCCTTCTCGTATAGGGAAAGTGCCTGCTCTCCATACCCCTCAATCATCGCTTTGTATTCTGCTTCCTGCCCTGCTGCATATTCGCACACTGCCTGTCTCAGGGTTTCCATGAGCTTGCCGCCCATGTCTTTCTGCACTTGTGCGAAGTGTGCCCCTATTGCTTGGGGGCTATGTTTCTCTCTCTTACCCATTTGATTCTCTCCTTGGTTACTAGCTAGTTACCTACTAGCCGGATGCCATGCTCTTTTGCTTGGCATGGGGGTATTGTATCACAGAACTAGTTTGTCAAGTGTATACCTGAGTGCATTGTAAGGTCTTTCCCTGGTGGCTCTAGGGCTCCCTCTATTGTACTCACACCTAGCACACGAGCTCTCAAAAGTCAAGCCCAGGGGCATTTTTGTTGCACAAAAGCAACACCCGGGGGGAGGGACAAACGAGCCAACACAGTAGCGGTAGCCCCCTAAGTACAAAAAAGAGCAAAAATGGACAAAAATGCACCAAAAAAGAGCATTATTTTATGTGTATAAGCTGTGGATAACTTATTGATTTGTCTAGCATTTGTGGATAAGTTGTGTATATCTTTTAAAGGAGACACAGAAGCTGTCCTGAATGGCATAAAAGCTACACAAAAGCTGCCCTGATGTACATAGAAGAAGGGAAGGCATTACTAGTTTCAGCAAATAAAGCTTGACAAATATGTTTTTATATGTTATAATAGTACACATAAGTACACTAAGGATGTTCTTATAAACATAAAAGAATAAAGCTTTACTTATATTGTTTTGTTATAAACATATAAGACACTAAGGACTTGTAATGGACATTAAAGAAGCTCTAGAGAACCAGCCAGCCCCTGTTAAACGAGGAAGGGGACGTCCCAAGAAGGGAGAAATTGTAGCAAAGATGCCCAAGAAGAGGGGGCTTGTAGGCCGTCCTAAGGGCGAACAGAGCATCATCAACGAATATAGGGCTAGAATGTTAGCCTCTCCTAAAAGCTCTAAGGTGTTAGAGAAAATTTATGAGGCTGCCCTGAATGATGAACATAAAAACCAGAGTGCTGCGTGGAAACTCATTATGGACAGAATGTTGCCCCTTAGCTATTTCGAGAAAAGCAACAATGTTGCTGGTAGGGCTAGTGTTAACATCACTATCACTGGTGTTAATGGAGACACCACCATCATTGGAAACGAAGAAGCAGATGATGTCCAATATGTGGAGAAGAGCAATGAATTTTGATTTGTATAAAGACGCTCTAGGACAACACGAAAGTACAGACAACTACAGCAAGGTGAATAAATATAACTACCTTGGGCGTTATCAATTTGGTGCTAGAGATTTGCAAGCTCTTGGAATGGTGAAGAAGGGAACAACACAAGCAGGGCTTAACAAAGATAGTAATTGGCTTGTTGGAAATAAGAAAGAATTTCTGTCTTCTCCTGAAATGCAGGACGAAGCTCTAAGAAAAGCAACAGAAAGAAACTATTCCTATTTAACAAAGAAGGGCATCATCAATGATGACACTTCTCCTGATGAACAAGTGAAGCTTTTGACAGGAGCCCACCTTGTTGGAGGGTGGGGGCTTATTAAGAGCCTAAGGGGAGAAGATGTTAGAGATGCTAACAGGATGTCTCCTGATGTTTGGGGAGAGAAGGTGAGACAAAGCTATTTGGAAATGCTTCCTAAACAAGCTTCTCCTATGCCAATGCCAGAAGAACCTTCCTTTGAAAACTTCCAGAATATGTTGTTAGGCAATCCATTGGGCACGGCTCCGTGAGTGAGTTTAACATTAAGCTGCTTCCCTGGCAGCAAGAGGTGTGGGGAGACAAGACAAGGTTTAAGGTGGTGGCTGCTGGGCGTAGAACAGGCAAGAGCAGGCTTGCGGCCTATTTGCTTCTCTTCAATGCCTTACAAGCAGAGAAAGGCCATGTGTTCTATGTTGCCCCCACACAAGGGCAGGCAAGGGACATTATGTGGCAGACATTGTTGGAGACAGGCCATTCTGTTATAACAGGAAGCCATGTTAACAACTTACAGATAAAGCTGGTTAATGGAGCAACCATTTCCCTAAAGGGAGCTGATAGGCCAGAGACAATGCGTGGTGTGTCTCTAAAGTATTTGGTGATGGATGAATATGCAGACATGAAGCCAGAGGTGTGGGAACAAATCTTACGTCCTGCTCTGGCTGACCAGAAGGGAAGTGCTTTGTTCATTGGAACACCAATGGGTCGTAATCACTTCTATGACTTGTTTATGCACGGGAAGGAAGAGGAAGACCCCACCTTCAAGAGTTGGTTGTTCACCAGCTATGACAACCCCCTGATAGACCCTAATGAAATTGAGGCTGCTAAGAAGAACATGAGCAGCTTTGCTTTTAGGCAGGAGTTTATGGCTTCTTTCGAGGCACAGGGAGGGGAGTTGTTTAAAGAAGAATGGGTGAAGGTGGACGAAGAAGAGCCTGCTCAGGGAGACTATTACATTGCCATAGACCTTGCTGGCTTTACAGATGAGAGCAAGGCAAGCAAGAGCAAGAAGCTAGACAATAGTGCAATTTCTGTTGTTAAATGCAATGAAGAGGGATGGTATGTTAAGGACATCATCTATGGCAGATGGAGTGTAGAAGAGACAGCACAGAAGATATTTAATGCTGTTAAGAAATATGAGCCCCTTGCTGTAGGGATAGAAAAGGGAATTGCCAAGCAAGCTGTTATGCCCTATTTGTCAGACTTGATGAGAAGAAGGCAGACATTCTTTAGAGTGGAGGAGCTTTCACATGGAAACAAAAAGAAGACAGACCGCATTGTTTGGGCCTTACAAGGGCGTTTTGAGCATGGACAGGTTGTGCTTAATAAGGGGACATGGAACATGGAGTTTTTGGATGAACTCTTCCAGTTTCCAAACAAGCTTGTGCATGATGACCTCATTGATTCGTTAAGCTACATTGAACAACTTAACAAGCAAAGCTATGCCCAACACTTTGAAGAAGACGAATATGAACCAATGGACGCTGTTAGCGGCTACTAAGGAGAAGCAATGAGCTTTGAAGAAGAAACTTTTAAAGAAGACAAACTTGCCTCTTGGGTGATGGAGAGAGTGGAGAAATGGCGTAACCATTATGACGGCAATTACAAGGAACGCTTTGAGGAATACTATCGCTTGTGGAGAGGACAATGGCAAGCTTCTGACAAGGTGAGAGAAAGCGAAAGAAGCAAGCTCATTAGCCCTGCCTTGCAGCAAGCTGTAGAGAGTGCTGTTGCTGAGGTGGAAGAAGCCACCTTTGGTAGAGGCAAATGGTTTGACATTAAAGACGATGCTCGTGATGCTCAGAACATAGACATTGAACTTACACGCAAGCTTCTTGAAGAAGAGTTTTCTTTCACCAAGACACGCAAAGCTGTCTCTGAAATTCTCATCAATGCTGCCGTGTATGGCACAGGATGTGGAGAGCTTGTTCTAGAAGAAGTGGAAGATGTTAAGCCAGCTTCTCAGCCCATCCTAGACGGGGCTGCTATGGCTGTTGGTGTTATGGTGGCTCCTCGCACTGTTGTTAAACTACGTCCTGTGTTGCCACAAAACTTCTTGCTAGACCCCAATGCTTCTTCCATTGAGGAGGCTTTAGGTGTTGCCATTGATGAGTTTGTTCCTAAGCATCAAGTGGAAATTTTGCAAGAGCAAGGCGTGTACAAAGATGTAGACATTGATAGTGCAGCCCCTGACCAAGAACTAGAGCCCGATCAAGACCTTGTCATTTATCAAGATGACAAAGTGAGACTCACCAAATATTATGGCTTGGTTCCTACAGACCTCTATAAAGCCTACCTTGGGGAATATGAAGACAAGCCTGAAGGCAGCGAGGCTGACGAGAAAGAAGACAAGGAAGAAAAAGAATATACAGAAGCCATTGTCATCATTGGCAACGGGGGTGTGTGCTTGAAGGTGGAAGAAAACCCCTACATGATGCAAGACCGTCCTGTTGTGGCTTTCTCGTGGGATGTTGTCCCTGGACGCTTCTGGGGCAGAGGCATTTGTGAGAAGGGCTATAACAGCCAGAAAGCTTTGGATGCTGAGCTAAGAGCTCGTATTGACGGCTTGGCTCTCACTGTCCACCCCATGATGGCTATTGATGGAACACGGATGCCTAGAGGGGCTAAGTTTGAAATCAGACCGGGGAAAACCATCATCACCAATGGCAACCCGCAAGAGATTTTGCAGCCGTTTAAGTTTGGCTCCATTGACCAGATAACATTTGCTCAGGCTGGTGAGCTTCAGAAGATGGTGCAGATGGCTACAGGAGCCATTGATGCTGCTGGCATTCCCGGCTCTATCAACGGAGAGGCTGCTGCTGGTGCTGTTTCGATGTCTCTAGGGGCCATCATCAAGCGACACAAGCGCACCCTCATCAACTTCCAAGAAAGCTTCTTGATGCCTCTGGTGAGCAAGACAGCTTGGAGGTATATGCAATATGATCCAGATAGATTTCCTGCACAAGACTTCAAGTTTGTAGCTTCTAGCTCATTGGGCGTAATTGCTCGTGAGTATGAGGTGACACAGCTTGTGCAGCTTTTACAAACCCTTAGCGATCAGAGCCCCATCTATCCGCTGCTGGTGCAAGCAGTTGTGGACAACATGGGCATTGCTAACAGAGAAACTTTTGTTGAGGCTTTGAGGCAGGCACAGCAGCCCAACCCACAAGCACAGGCTTTGCAAGAGGCAGACCTGCAAGTGAAGCTTGCTACAGCCAAGGCTCAAATTGCCTTGCTTGAGGCACAAGCAGCAGAGAGCCAAGCAAGGGCAGCTAAATATACCACAGAGGCACAGGCAGTGCCAATTCGTCTGGAGAATGACCGCATTAGGGCCATCTCTGCTAACATTCAGCCTGGAGATCAGGACGATAAGGAATTTGAAAAGAGAGCTAGAGTGGCTGAGCTTGTCCTTAAAGAAAGGGAAATTGCAAGCAAAGAAGCCATTGTTACACAACAGATGAAACAAGCTTGACAAAAGTTCTTTTTTGTGGTAAAATAGATACACATATAAGTTCATCCTAGTATAAGGACAAATGAATGAATGAGACAGAATATTATGAATCTTTGCTAGAACTGTTCGCCAAACCAGGGTGGAAAGCTTTTGAGGAAGACCTTCAAAAGAACTTGGAAAGTTTAAACACTCTCCATAACATCTCTGACAGCGATGTGTTCTGGCACAGAAAGGGCGAAGTGTATGTTCTTCAGACGCTTCTCGGATATAGGGATGCTATAACAGCAGCCTATGAGGAGATGCAGAATGATTAGAGCATACGATTTTATTTGCCCCAATGAGCACATAACAGAGAAGTTTGTGTCTACTAACATAGACGAAACAACTTGTTCTGTATGTGGCTCGAAAGCTCAGAGGGCTGTTAGTGCTCCTAATGTTAAGCTAGAAGGATGGTCAGGCTCTTTTCCTGGGGCAGCAATGAAATGGGAAAAGAAACATAAGGAGAAAATGGCTCAAGAGCGCAAGCAGAACAGCAACTAAGGTTGCCAATGTTCTTTTCTTTCCATAATGCTATCTAAGCACGGAGACTATAATGGCACAATTTATTGACGCGAGTGAAGAAATCAAGGAACCAATTGCTTCTTTGGAAGAGCAAGAGCAGGAGCCACAACAAGAGGCCACCCCTGTAGCAGAAGAAGAGCAAGACATTCCAGAACGATATAAAGGCAAGACCCCTAAAGACCTTATTAGGATGCACCAAGAAGCTGAGAAGCTGATGGGCAGACACAGCAAGGAAGTGGGAGAACTCAGGCGTGTCGTTGATGATTTTATTAAAACTCAAACCGTTACAAAACAAGCCCCAACGGAAGAAGAAGTAGATTTTTTTAGTGACCCCCATAAAGCAGTGGAGGTTGCTGTTTCTAAGCACCCTAAGATAAAGGAAGCCGAGCGTATGGCAGCAGAGCTTGCAAAGCAAACAGCTTTGCAGCAGCTTAATACGGCTCACCCAGACTATCAAGACATTCTTGAAGACTCCGGTTTTAAAGAGTGGGTTGAGAAGAGCAAAGTGAGAATGGAACTTTTATCAAGGGCTGATCAGCGTTTTGACTTTGATGCTGCTGACGATCTTTTCACATCATGGAAAGAACGCCAAGCTCTGGTAAAGAGCACAGTGGAAACTCAGAAAGCTGATAGGAAACAGCAAGTGAAGCAAGCTTCTACAGGAAACATTAAAGGGTCTGCTGAAAGTGTAAGTCGAAAGATTTATAGGCGTTCCGACATCATAGACCTCATGCGTAAAGACCCTCAGCGTTATCAAGATTTGCAGCCTGAAATTATGGCAGCTTATGCTGAGGGAAGAGTTAGATAACATTTTGTAAAGGAAAATTAACATGGCAACTTCTACGTTTCCCACCATGACAGGTGCTGTTGGCCTCACCGAAGCCAGCAACTTCCTGCCCGAACTGTGGAGTGATGAAATCATCGCTGCATATAAAAAGAACCTCGTGTTGGCTCAGTTTGTTCGCAAGATGAGCTTTAAAGGCAAGAAGGGTGATGCTCTGCATATCCCCAATCCTTCTCGTGGTTTGGCTGCTCAGACTAAGAGTGAGAATGCTGCTGTCACTATGCAGAACCTCTCTCAGTCTGAAATTGTTGTAAACTTGGACAAGCACAAAGAAGTGTCCTACCTCATTGAGGACATTGTTGAAGTGCAAAGCTTGCCCTCGTTGCGTAAGCATTACACTGACGATGCTGGCTACGCTATGGCTAAGCAGGTGGATGATGACCTGTGGGCCTTGGTGAAGAGCTTGGGCGATGGTGATGGCTCTGACTACACTCATAGCCGTTCCTTCCAGTTCAACACCTCCACTGGTGCTCTGGAAGCTTATGACGCTGACGGCACTGCTGACATTGGTGCTTTTGCTGACGCTGGCTTTCGCCGTGCCATTCAGTATCTTGACGATGCTGACCAGCCGATGGACGGTCGTGTGTTTATTATTCCTCCTTCTTTGCGTAATGCATTGATGGGCAACGCTCGTTACACCGAGCAAGCCTTTGTGGGAGAAACTGGCTCCTCTAACACCATTCGCAATGGTGAGGTGGGCAATCTGTATGGCATCCCTGTCATTGTGTCTAGCAACTGCCCCACCCTCGAAAGCGGTGTGAAGGGTGCGTTGTTGGCTCATAAAGACTGGGCTGTTCATGTTGAGCAGATGTCTGTGCGTTCACAGCAGCAATACAAGCAGGAGTTCTTGGCAACCCTGTTTACCAGCGATATGCTGTATGGCACGAAAGTGCTCCGCAGCGATGCTGGCGTGTTGATGGCTGTCGCAGCCTGAGTCTGGGGAGCCCTCACAAGGGGCTCCCTTGTTTTGAATGGGTATTTATTCAAATGCCTATTCATAACAAGGAGACAACATGGGTATCTTCCGTGGAATAGGTGGTACTGGTGATGCCACAAATGATTCTACTATTTCAGCAGTAACACAACAAGCTGTTAATGCTGCTAATAGTGCTTCTGCTGCTGCGTCTAGTGCCACTAGTGCAGCTTCTAGTGCGTCTGCTGCTTCCACCAGTGCCACCAATGCTGCTTCTAGTGCTTCCACAGCTTCTACACAAGCAAGCAACGCTGCCTCTTCTGCAACAAGCGCAGCCTCTAGTGCAACTTCTGCAACAACACAAGCCACTAATGCAGCTTCATCTGCTTCAGCAGCCAGCACCAGCGCCTCTAATGCAGCCTCTAGTGCCTCAGCAGCCAGTACCAGTGAAACCAATGCAGCCTCTAGTGCTGCTAATGCTGCCACTAGTGAAACTAATGCAGCCTCTAGTGCTGCTGATGCAACAGCTTCTGCTGAACTTGCTCAAGATTGGGCAACTAAAACATCTGGGCCTGTAGCTGGTGGAGAATATTCAGCTAAATGGAATGCTCAACAAGCAGCTTCTTCAGCTTCTAGTGCTTCTACTTCTGCAAGCAATGCCAGCACAAGTGCTACAAATGCAGCTTCTTCAGCCTCTAGTGCTCAAGCAGCTAGTGATGCTGCTCTTTCTGCTCTGGATAGTTTTGATGATAGATATTTAGGACAGAAAGCTTCAGACCCCACATTAGACAATGATGGGAATGCCCTTGTTACAGGTGCTCTCTATTTCAATACAACAACCAATTCAATGAAGGTGTATGATGGCAGCTTATGGCTTGCCGCTTATGCTTCATTGTCTGGTGTTTTGCTTGCTGTTAACAACTTAAGCGACTTAAACAACACAGCTACAGCCCGTACCAACCTTGGGCTGGGTAGTGCTGCTACAACTAGCTCTTCTGCTTATGCAACGGCTGCTCAAGGAACTAAGGCAGACACAGCTTATGGCTGGGGCAACCATGCCTCTGCTGGCTACCTCACAAGCTTTACAGAGACAGACCCAATATATGTAGCTTCTTCTTGGTATAGCACCACTAACAATGCCACCAATTGGAATACAGCATATGGATGGGGAAACCATGCAAGTGCTGGCTATGCTGTCTACCCCTCTCAGACGGGCAACAACGGCAAGTATCTCACCACTAATGGAACCACCACTTCCTGGGCATCTGTAGATGCTTTGCCTTCTCAGACAGGCAATAGTGGTAAATATCTAACTACTGATGGCAGCACTGCATCTTGGGCGGTAATAAGCTCTAATACAACCACACAAGGCTTGTATGAACACGCCAATACAATTTCTTCAAGCTACACAATTGGAACAAATAATAACGCAATGAGTGCTGGCCCAATGACAATTGCATCAGGAGGAAGCGTAACAGTTCCTTCTGGAAGCACTTGGGTAATTGTTTAAGGAACAAACATGGCAATAATTTTAGACGGCACAAATGGCATCTCCACACCGGATGTGGAACCAACAGGCTCAACTGTCCCCACCAATGGACTCTATCTCCCTGCTGCGAACTCTGTAGGAATTGCTACCAATTCAAGTGAGAGGGTTAGGGTTAATAGTTCAGGCAATGTGGGGATTGGTACATCACCAAATAAGCGATTGACTGTTTATTCTGATGATGGTTATATCCAAATGCTTAATGCCCAAACTGGTACTGGCAACACAGATGGTTCATTTATTGGAGTTGAAGGTGGGACAACTGCATTACGGATTGTTAACCAAGAAAACGATGCAATAAGTTTTCATACGAATGGTTTGGCTAACGAGCGTATGCGTATCGACTCCTCCGGCTACTTGCTTATCAACCAAACATCCAATGTAACAAGTTCGTATCTCCAGATTAAGGGTGCTCAGCCAGCAATTAGTTGCGAAAGTACATCAACTGGGTCGGTAAGCCAAGTTCTATTCCGCAACCCGAACGGACAGGTTGGCAGTATCGGAACAAGCGGGACTTCTACTTCATACAACACATCATCCGATTACCGCCTAAAAGAAAACATTGCACCCATGACAGGTGCGCTGGCTAAGGTTGCTGCACTCAATCCTGTCACCTACAACTGGAAAGTAGATGGGTCTGCTGGGCAAGGCTTTATTGCCCACGAACTGCAAGCAGTTGTGCCTGACTGCGTGACCGGTGAAAAAGATGCCGTGGACGCAGAAGGCAACCCACAATACCAAGGCGTAGATACATCATTCTTGGTGGCAACTCTCACGGCGGCAATCAAGGAGCAGCAAGCCATCATCGAACAGCAATCCCAAGCGATTGCGTCCCTCACCACCCGCATTGAGGCATTGGAGCAACAGCCATGACCATATCATTCTCAGGCACTTCGGGGCTAACCTTCCCCGACAACAGCACACAAGCCACAGCAGCAACAGGCTTTGGCTTCAAGAACCGCATCATCAATGGTGCGATGGTGATTGACCAGCGTAATGCTGGGGCTGCGGTCACTACTGCAAATTCATTTCCAGTAGATAGATTTAAGATTGAGAAAAACTCAGACGACACGTTTTCTGCACAACAAGATTCTTCTGCCCCAGTTGGTTTTGTTAACTCAACTAAAATAACAATTACTGCAGCAGACGCTTCTATTGGAAGCACTCAGTATTTTGTAATTGGCCAGTATATTGAAGGCTACAATGTTGCCGATTTAAACTGGGGTTCAGCAAACGCTAAGACTGTTACTTTGTCTTTTTGGGTTCGTTCAAGTTTAACTGGCACTTTTGGCGGTTCATTAAGAAATAGTGCTGGAGATAGAAATTATGCTTTTACTTATTCTATTTCTACTGCCGATACTTGGGAACAAAAGTCAGTAATTATCGCTGGTGATACATCAGGAACTTGGTTAAAAACCAATGGAACAGGCATTCAACTCTGTTTTAGTTTGGGTGCTGGTTCTAGTCGTGTTGCAACTGCTGGAAGCTGGGGTTCAGGTGTAATTCTTGGTGCGTCAGGACAAACACAAGTAATTTCTACGCTAAACGCAACCTTCTACATCACAGGCGTACAACTCGAAAAAGGCAGCACAGCCACCAGCTTCGACTACCGCCCGTATGGTACTGAGTTGGCTTTGTGTCAGAGGTATTATTATCAATTAAAACCCGGTGCAAGTTATCCAATTGCTTTGGGATATTGTCGTGCGACTACTCGTATGGACACATATGCTTTCTTTCCAGTAACTATGAGGTCAGCACCAACTGGTTCGGTAGTGAGTGGGACAAATTTTTATTATGTGGATTACAGTCAAAGTACAGTAAATATGAATTCTTTTACTATTGACCAAACATATGTTCAAGGTGCAAGACTTATAAACTCTGGATTAAGTGGACTTACAGCAGCTTCTGGGGCATCGTTATGGACAAATGATGCCACTGCATCTGTTGGTTTTTCTTCGGAGTTATAAAAATGTACAAACTAATAAAAGACTCAGTTTCTAACAAATTAACAGCAATTCAGCGTCTATCTGACAACGCATTCATCCCTTTTGACCCTGCCAACACGGATGCCAAAGAGTTTGCTAAGTGGCTTCAAGAGGGAAACTTACCAGAGCCAGCAGAAGAAGGCGGCACAGTAACTCAGGAATGGGTTGCTGAAACAATAGCAAAGCTGTTGCCAAATGGTTAAAAGTCAACATCATTACAGACGTTATCAGCGATTCATGGATGCCTTAAAAGGTCAATCCGTGAATGGCTATTGTGAGGTGCATCACATCGTGCCACGCAGTCTTGGCGGCTCTAATGACAAAGACAACTTAATCAGTTTGACACCACGACAACACTACATTGCACATTGGATGCTTTGGAAGGCTTGTGGTGGTGTCGCAGGTCGCTCTTTCTTTATGATGAGCAACCTTGGCAAATACGGCAAAGTCAACTCTACAACGTATGCACAGGCAAGAGAAAACTATTCTGAACAAGTCAAGAAGCAAATGGCTGAACGACCAAACAGACCAGCTTTCACGCCAGAGCATCGTGAAAAACTGAGACAGGCAAAACTTGGAACAAAACTTTCAGCCGAGACAAGATGCAAGGTTGGAAATGCACAAAGGGGTAGAAAATTGTCAGACGAAACTAAACGCAGAATTTCTGTAACTAAAAAACAAGCCTATCTGAAATGGCTGGAAGAAGGCAACACGCCTGAACCTGCTGACGAGGTAAGCAATGGATAACCAAACCTTCAAAAAAGACATTGCTGAAGGCAAGCCCCTGCAAGACGCAGATGGTAACGAGATGACCGCAGCGGCGGCTCAAGAATTTATGAGGAACCTACCATGAGCAAAGTATCCATACAGGGTAACGCCAGCGGCACAGGCACATTCACCATTGCCGCGCCGAACAGCAACAGCAATCAGACGCTGACGCTGCCTGATCAAACAGGAACCGTAATAACAACGGCAGGTGTACCAAAAGCAGCGTTGCCTACCGGGAGTGTGTTGCAGGTGGTGAGTGCTACTGATGCAACAGGAAGAAGCACAACATCCACAAGTTTTGTAACAGCATCAAATACCTTATCAGTAACAATTACTCCAACATCTACATCAAGCAAAATATTTGTTGTAGCAAATTCAAGTTGTGAACACAATACAACAAATACTTACATGGTGTTTACTATTTTTAGAGGGGCAACAAATTTAGGTAATGGGCAAGGTGGAAATATTCTTAGAGTTAGTAGCACACAAAATATTTATCCTATGGCGTTATCTTTTTTGGATTCACCAAATTCAACATCAGCTTTAACATATCAAGTTTATTTCAAAACAGATGCTGGTCAAGCAACTTTAAATAGTGCAAATTGTTTAGCAACAATCACAGCCTTTGAGATTGCGGGGTAAAAAATGAATTTACATCAAGCTATTTACAAATTAAATCCCAATGTTGTTAGCATTGGCGGCGATGTTGCCTATGATGCCAACGAGCAAGTAGTGTCTTACGACAAAGCAGCAGCAGAGGCATTGGTTGCTGCTAACGCATACAAAGAACAACGCGCAATGGCATACCCATCAATTGCTGACCAACTAGACCAAATCTACCATGAAGGTATTGATGCTTGGAAGGCAACCATTCAGGCGGTTAAGGATAGGTATCCTAAATGAGTGATGAATCCCTAGACACCCGCCTGTCGGTGCATGAAGCAGTTTGTGCCGAGCGCTATCAAGCCATTGAAAAACAGCTTGATGATGGTAGTAAGCGTATGACTAAAATTGAATATCTCATTTACATCACTCTTGCAGCTATTTTGCTTGGCCCCGGTGTAGCTGCTGAGTTTGTTAAGAAATTGCTTGGAATATGATTGATCCAATTACAGCTTTAGCAGCGGTACAAAGTGCTGTTGCTCTCATCAAGAAGGCTTCTAAAACTGTAGATGATGTAGCTTCTTTAGGGCCAATGATTGGTAAATATTTTGAAGCCAAACATACAGCCACTAAAGCGGTTCACGAAGCAAAGAAAAAGGGTGGTTCTTCAATGGCTAAGGCTATTGAAATTGAACTAGCTTTGAAGTCTCAAAGAGACTTTGAACAAGAACTTCAGAACTTGTTCTTTAGTACAAACAATATGGACATTTGGCAGAACATAAAAAAAAGAGCATCAGACATGGATGCCGCTAACGCTGAACAAGCTAGAAAAGACAGCGTTGCAGAAGCAAAGCGTAAACGAAGAGAACAAGAAATTACAGAAATAATAATTGCTGTGGCTGTAGTGATGGTAGTTGTAGCCACCATTGTCTGGGCCGCATGGGAGGCTTTTACTTTTTGTTCTAAAGCAGTGTGTGGAATATAAAGGACTAATATGTTAACTCTTCTATCTACAATTGTTTCTTTTCTAATGGGAGGGTTGCCTAAGCTTCTTGATTTCTTTCAAGATAGGGGAGATAAGAAACATGAATTGGCTTTAGCACAGCTTCAAACTGAAAGAGAACTAGCCCTTAGAAAGCTAGGCTTTGAAGCACAAGAAAGAGTGGAAGCCATTCATACAGAACAAATAGAAATACAAACCAAGTCTGCGGAGAAAACAGCTATAATTTCTGCACAGCAAGCGGAGATTCAGGCTATATATGCACATGATGTTAGCTTGAATGAAGGTACTAGTCAGTGGGTGAAGAACCTCAGAGCAAGTGTACGTCCTGTTATAACATATGGGTTTTTCTTTTTGTTAGTGGCTATTGATGTTGCTTTAGTGGTGCATGGATTTATGTACGATATTTCTTTTGAGAACATGGCTGAACATTTGTGGGACAATGAAACACAAGCGTTGTTTGCTTCCATCATAGCTTTCCATTTTGGTGGTAGGGCTTTTGGTAAATGAATGTAAGCGACAAAGCAATCAAGATGATTGTACACCATGAGGGGCTACGCTTAAAGCCTTACAGGTGTCCTGCTAAGCTTTGGACAATAGGAGTGGGTCATGTCCTCTATCCAGAACAAGGCAAGCTTTCTATAAATGAGAGAGATGGGTTTGCTCTAAAGCAAGAAGACAATAGAACATTTACACAAGAAGAAGTGAGCAACATTCTTAAAGCAGACCTTAAGCGTTTTGAACAGGGAGTGGATAGGTTTATAACAACACAGCTTTCTCAGGGAATGTTTGATGCCCTGGTGTCCTTCTCTTTTAATGTAGGCTTAGGCACTCTTCAGAGGTCTACATTAAGACAAAAGCTCAACCGAGGAGACAAAGAAGGGGCAGCAGAAGAACTCTTAAAATATTGTATGGCTGGTGGGAAAATATTAAAGGGCTTACAAAACCGTAGGCTAGACGAGAAAGCTCTCTTTTTATCTTAGGAGAAACACATGAAGAAACCCGGAAAGAAACTTATTAAAGAACTTGAAAAGAACTATCCAAAAGGAGTGGTGCTTTCCCCTGCAAAGGCTAAAACACCTAAAGCTCCTGTTAAACCAATGAAGAAAAAACCATGAAGAAGGACAAAGTGGGGAAGGTGATGAAGGAATGGAAAGAGAAAACCCTTCATAGCGGCAAGGGAGGCCCTGTTGTTAAAAGCAAGAAACAGGCCATAGCCATTGCTTTGTCTGAGGCAGGGATGTCAAAGAAGAAAAAGAAATGATGTTCATGGCACAACTTATGGTGTGCCTTAGTAGCTGCCAGCTCATTGAGGAAAACATTCCTAAGCTGTTTCATAATGTGGAAGAATGTAAGGCATATGCTAAAGAGCTAGCAGAAGAAGTAGTAAAAGAAATACCAATAGCTAAGATTGGCTATAGATGTGTACCAACCTCTCAAAACAACGTATAAGCCATTATTTTTGTTTAGGCAGGGGTGGTATAGGGGAGGCTAATAAAACGCCTCTAATGGGCGTTTAAAGGGCTTTAAGGGGCATATATGAAAGATAGCAGACTTGAAAGAGCAGGGGTGGCTGGGTATAACAAACCAAAGCGCACCCCAAGCCATCCAACAAAAAGCCATGTTGTTGTGGCTAAAGAGGGCAGCAATGTCAAAACCATCCGCTTTGGACAACAAGGGGTGTCAGGCAGTCCAAAGAAGGAAGGAGAAAGCGAAAGCTATAGAAAGCGTAGAGAAAGCTTTAAGGCTCGCCATGCTAGCAACATAGCCAAGGGCAAGATGAGTGCTGCATATTGGGCTGACAAGGTGAAATGGTGACATTAAAGTATTGACTTATTATGTATTTTATGTTATAATACTTATAAAGTTTATAAGGAAATAAGATGACTTATTTAGAAATGGTTAACAAAGTGCTAAGAAGACTTAGAGAAAGGGAAGTGGGGGCTGTCTCTCAAACGTCCTATAGCAAGCTCATTGGTGACTTTGTTAATGATGCTAAAGCAGAGGTGGAGAATGCTTGGAAATGGAGTGCTCTAAGAACCACTCTTACGCTCACCACACAAGCTAATGTGTTCAACTATGAGCTAAATAGTAGCCAGAACAACTTCAGCATCATTGATGTCATTAACGACACCTCCAATAGGTTTATGGAATATAAAACCTCTGTGTGGTTTGATAATCAATTTCTAAATATGTCTCCCGCCACAGGAGCTCCTCAGTTTTATTCCTTCAATGGGGTGGCTAATGATGGAGATACACAAGTGGACATCTACCCAATTCCTGATGGTGTTTATCAGCTTAGGTTTAATTGTGTCATTCGTCCTGTTCCTCTTGTGCTAGATGCTGATGTCATTGTCATTCCTCACCAGCCTGTCTTCTTGTTGGCTGTCTCTAAAGCCATTGAGGAACGTGGAGAAGACGGAGGAACAACAAGCATCAATGCTTTCCAAGCAAGCAGAAACTCGTTGGCTGATGAAATTGCTTATGATGCTGCTCGTCACCCAGAAGAAACTATTTGGTATACGACATGAAAGAACTTGTTAGCGCAACAGTTGCTGCTCCAGGCTTCTATGGGCTTAACACCCAAGAGAGTGGAGCATTGCTGTCTGACGGGTTTGCCCTTCGTGCTTCCAATTGTGTCATTGATAAGTATGGACGTTTAGGGGCTCGTAAAGGCTGGCTAATGAGGACAACTTCTGGCAGCAGTGTCCTTTCTGGACAGCCAATTAGAAGCATCTTTGAATATTTAAATGCCAATGGAGACATTGACTACATTAGTGCTGGAAATAATAAACTATTTCTTAATGGCATTGGAGGAGCATTAACAGACATCACTCCTACTATGACCATTACAGCTAGTAATTGGCAAATGTCTTCTTTGTATGACCATTGTGTAATAGTACAACAAGGACATGAACCTGTAATATTTTCTAGACACACTGGTTCTCCTGTTTGCTCCCTCCTAATAAACCATACAGCCCATTCTGGTTCTTTTTCTTCTCCTATATTTGGCACAGGTGTAGATAATGGGCCAAATTGTATTCTTGCTGCTTATGGACGTTTATGGACAGCTAGAAGTAATAACAACAAAACCACTATTTGGTGGAGCACAGATATTGCTGATGTAAACTTCCCCACTTTTAACACAGGAGGAAGCAGCACGGCTGGTAGTATGAATATCAATGCTAAGCTTCCTAACAATGCTGATGAAATTGTAGGACTTGCTGCACATAATGGGTACATTGTCGTATTCTTAAGACAAAACATTGTCATTCTTAGAGGAGGAGATGACAACTTTAGCAACCCAGCTTCTATGTTTGTTCAGGACGTTATTCCCGGTGTAGGCTGTATAGCTAGAGATAGCATTCAGAAAACAGGTAATGACATTTTGTTTCTTTCTGCTTCTGGTGTTAGAAGCCTTGGGCGTACAGTGCAGGAAAAGAGTATGCCAATGACAGACATCTCTAAGAATGTAAGGGATGACTTGTATGCTTATATGGCTAACACTTCTCCTAATGAAATTAGAAGTTGTTTCTCTGAAAAGAATGCTTTCTATCTGTTAAGCTTTCCAAGCACCACCACTCCTGTTGTCTTTTGTTTTGACATGAGAGCCCCTTTACAGGATGCTTCTGCTCGTGTTACAACATGGGATAGCTATCAAGCATATGCTCTATCAGCTAACAGGAATGGCTCTTTGTACATTGGAAAGCCTAATGGCATTGGTGAATATTATGGCTATACAGATAATGGGACAGGCTATCCATTCATCTATTATACCACCTATTTTGATTTTGGACAAAGCACAACAAACAAAATTGTAAAGAAGGTGGGCATTGTTATGATTGGCGGTGGAGGACAAAGCATTGTTCTTAAGCTGGGCTTTGATTATGCAGATGCATATGAAAGCTTTGCCACCACCTTAAGCACTAAAACGCCTGCTGAATACAACATAGCTGAATATAACATAGCAGAATATTCTTCTGGTGTTTTTGTTGACACTGTTAACACCCCTCTTGGTGGACAAGGCAAAGTGGTACAGATGGGCTTTGAGGCTACAGTTAATGGAGCTCCTCTAAGCATTCAAAAGATGGACATATTTACTAAACTAGGACGGAGTTACTAATGAGTGACTATACTAAACTAACCAACTTTGCTGTTAAAGATGGCTACACTACAGGCAATCCAGCAAAGGTGATTAAGGGAACAGAGATTGATGACGAGCTCAATTCAATTTCTACTGCCATAGCAACCAAGCTAGACAACAGTGATTTAACAAGCATTCTAAATTCTGTCTACCCTGTTGGTTCTATTTACACCAATGCTGGTGTTGCTACCAATCCGGGAGCATTGCTTGGCTTTGGTACATGGACAGCCTTTGGTGCTGGTAGGGTGTTGATTGGTGATGGAAGTGGCTTTAGTGCTGGAGCTACAGGCGGCTCTGCTGATGCTGTTGTTGTAAGTCACACCCACACAGCCTCTACAAACACAACTGGAGCACATACACATGATGTTATGTCTTGGGTGGGCACTAGTGGTTTGGCTAATGGAAATTGGTATAGCGGAGAAATTTCCATCTCTGCTGGCAACAGAACAACAACAACAGCAGGAGACCATAGCCATACAGTGAGTGTATCAACTACTGGCTCTTCTGGCACTAATGCCAACTTGCAGCCGTACATTGTTGTGTATATGTGGCAGCGTGCAGCATGAACATTGAACATCATTTCTCTAGTGGTGTGTATGCTAAACAGACAATGCTTCCAAAGGGAAGCTTTGCTGTACAACATAAACACAAACATAGCCACCTTTCCATCCTTGCTTCTGGGCGTGTTCTTGTATGTGTAGATGAGGAAGAAAAAGAATATGTAGCCCCTGCTTGTATAACAATTGAAGCAGGTAAAAATCATGGAGTGGAAGCTCTTGAAGATAGTGTTTGGTTTTGTATTCACGCAACTGATGAAACAGATATTAACAAAGTCGATCA